AGATTATGTGCAATCTTCAAAGATTGGTTTGAAGTTACCGCTGATTGTTATTGCTGAAAGTGATTTGAACGCTAAGAGTTTGCCCGAGTTAGATGCTAAAACAATCAACAAGCTGCGTCGCAACATGGCAAATGGACATAACGGTGCATTCTTGTCGATGGGTACTTACGGCATTATTGTTTTAAGAGTCCCTGCATACAACTCGTTTTATAAGAACCGCGCTAACGTGTTTGCTATTATGAGTCATGAAATAGGGCATGCTGTATTCGAGAGTATGTCAGTTGACTACCAAGGAATTCTTGAAAAGGCGTATACCGAACAAGGGAATCAAGGTAACGGTAAGCAGATGCGTGAATGGGTTGCTGATCAAGTAGCGCATTACATTGCAGCTCGTGGTATGACCGCGATGAAAGGTAATGCCAATGAGTTTACTAAAGCGATTGCTAGGATTGCAGATGCACTTGTAGGACTATGGCGAACTGCGACTAGAGCGTTAATGGAAAACGGAGTCTACATTGATTTTAGCTATTATTTTGATTCAGTAATATCAGAACGTGATGCTGCATTCCGTCTAAATGTTCCTAATACTAATTTATATAATCTCACTAACAAAGAAGCTGTTCAGCAACTAAGGTCAACGGGCGCTAGAGCTAAGCAAGCAATGAAAGGCGGCTGGCGTCCAATTACTAAGGTTTTGCGTTCTGTTTATTCACGGCTATCTGATTACAGTAAAGACCTATCTGCTGAGTTATACCAGAAGTCACAGACTAAAGGTGTACAGGCATATGAGCAGTTACAGCGGTTTTTGAATAACGAAATGTTGGGTGAATTCTCTAAGCTAGAGCGAAGAATAGGTGACAAGGACTTGAAGCAAGCCTTTGTGGATTTGAGAGCAGGGAATCTGAACGCTAATGCTAGAGCTTTACGGAAGGTGATTGACAGTACGAACAAACTTTTAAAAGATTATGTACCTACGATGCACTTCAGGAAAAACTTTATGCCTGAAGCTTTTGATCATGAGGCTATTGAAAAGAATCGTGTTGTGTTTGAGAAGATGCTGGTTGATGCCGGTATTGTTAGTAGCGCAGACGTAACAACAATGGTTCAGGACTTACTGTACTCACAAGGAGTTACAGATTTTAGTCTTGCACCAGGCAGGGCTGTTAGTACGCATCAGTCAGTGAATCAAATCTTAACTGTGATTAGTTCGCAGAAGTTAATGGATGCAGGGTTCTTGTTAGATAACCCGCACGCTATTATGAGTCATTACATTGGGACAAGCGCGAAGAGAGTGGCGTGGGAGTTTAAGTTCGGTGGTTACACAGACAAGTATAAAGGGGATGCTAGGACAATTCGTTATAGTCTGCTTTCTCAAGCTGGGTACGATGTATCAAGTATGGGTGCTAAGGAAGCAGAAACATTAGCTCTCGAAGCAGGTTTAGAGAAAGATGGTTTATTCTATTCTCCTAATCACCGTATCCAACAATACATGGAACAGGTAAAAACTGACTATGGTGAATCTGGTGTTAAAGAAGTAAAAGAATTATTAGACAGCGCGTTAGGCAGAGCGGGTAACGACATTCCATCATCATTGCGTACCTCATTTGATTGGGTAACTACATGGATGAACCTCACATTATTAGGATTCTCAGGAGTGGCTTCATTACCAGAGTTGGCTGGTTCAGTGGTTCGTGCTCGAGGCCAATTAAGTGCAGCTGATTTTGTAGATGTGATTAAAGACTTAAAAGGCGCTAGGCAGTTTGCATTGGATGTGGGTTTAATACTCACGGATGGCGCTTCACAAATGGCACTTGAAACGATGGGTGCGCAATACTCTAGCCCAATGCAACATAAAATCAGTCAAGTGTTTTTTAAAATAAATGGGCAAGACTTTATTACGAAGTTATCTCGAACATTAGCTCTATCAACAGGTAAGAAGTTTCTAGTGAATGCGGCTGAACGAGTAAACGCTGGCGACAAAGCGGCAGTCGATGAATTAGCAATGATTCAAACTGATGCAGCAAAGGTTAATCAATGGGTTAAAGATGGTATGCCTAGTGATAATCACGAGATCAATAAGGCATTGACTCAGTTTGTGTACGAAGCATCTATTATGCCTTCTAAGTTTGAAGCAACTAAGTGGGGTAATAACCCTTACTGGAAATTAGCCTGGCACTTGAAGCAATTCTTTTATTCTTACGGCACAATTATTGTTGGGGGTATTGCTCGGCATACTTATCAGAACTATCAGCAAGCAGTTAAGAACGGCACGGCTCCTCCTGCTGCCGCGCTTATGGCATCGACACCACTACTTATAGCAGGCCTTGTGTTTATGCCGCTTGCTGGGTTGTCTGAAGAACTGCGTGAACTTATAAAAGGTACTAGTCGTACTGACAGAATGCGTGGAGGGGAATATGCAAAGCATCTATTATCAAAGACAGGCGGCTTAGGTCCATTTGAGATGTTAGGTTCAATGCACCAAGCATACGAATGGAACAATTCTATTGTTGCTTCAACAACACCGATTACAGGTTTTATAGAAACAATGCTTAGCTCAGATGTTAGTGGTGATAAGAAACTACAGCGTCTAATACCATTTTACTCTCAAAAAGCGTTGGGCGGACTATATGATTAAATATAGTTAGTGAAATAGTAGTTGAGCTAATATAATTGCTTGGCATGTCAATGCTGAGAATAACCCTTACTTGAGGTCAAAATGGCGTATTACGATACAATCCAATTAGTAAAAGGCGACACGCTGCCTGAGATAAATCTGACATTGCGTGATTCTAATACTGCTGCTGCGGGTCAAATCCTTGACGCTGACAATATATTAACTTGGGCTCCCATTGACCTCACGAACACTACAGTGCGCTTAAAATTTAAAGCACTGGGTTCTGCTATTTTAAAATCTACAATCACCATGACAAAGCATGCTCCGTATACGGATGGCAAAGTCTTTATGCAATGGCCTTCGGGCGCTTTGGATACGGCTGGTACGTTTACAGGGGAAGTAGAAGTTTCATACGACGGGGGCGGAATTCAGACAGTTTTTGATCAGCTGAAGTTTAAGGTGCGTGGGGATTACTAATGGCTCTACGGCTTGAAATTGTTCTCCAAGACGCACAGCTTCAAACAGATGTAGTTAAAGCTGAGTTAGCTCAACGTGTCTATAGAAACATGGTGGCTGCAGGTATTTTTACAGATTCAGCCACTAAGAACAGAGTCCTCAATGATGTAACGTCTTTCCTAGACACGGCAACTTTGGCGACATTGAAATCTCTTGACGATGGTTTTGGTGTATTGGAGCTTGCAGCTTTAAGCGTCAATAAAGCTGCTAGCGAATCAATAAGCGTTTCGGACGTATTAACCAGGCAAGTAACTTACCTTAGACAATTTACAGATGCCGTGGCGATTGATGATGCTTTTGATATTGCACAAAATTATAGCCAGACAAATAACAACGTCACTTTTGTTAATGATGTTTCTGATTTTGCATTTACTCACCCAGAAGCAGAAACAATATCGTTGGTCGATGCCCATAATCTTGAATTAGAGCAAGTACAAACGGATACAGTCAGTGCGCCAGATGTCGCTACAGTCATACATTACTTAGGCGAGGGTAAAATTTTCAATCGGCCCTTATTTAATCAGTCGACCTTCGGGTAGGAGAGCATTATGTTTAACGAAACAATCGCACTAAAAGGTGCGTTAACTATTACAAAGAACGACGAGGTTATTGTAGATACGCATAACCTAGTGGTCACTGCGGGTAAAGGACTTGTGGCAGGTTGCTTGTCAGGAGTATCGACTCCAATTACGAAAATGGGTGTTGGCTCAGGATCTACTGCTGCTGCCGCTGGCGACACTGCATTAGGCACAGCAATTGATACTAACGCACTCACTGTATCAGGCGGCACGTTATCAGGGGCAGCGGTGACGTACGCATGTACTTGGGCGGCAGGCGATGGAACAGGGGCAATAACTGAAGCAGGTTTATTCAGTGCGTCCGATGTGATGTTGGCCCGAACTGTTTTCTCTGTAGTTAATAAAAGTGCATCAGACACGATTACGATTTCGTGGACTGTAACGATCTCTTAATAGGCGAATACGATGACTATTAAATACGCTAACGACGCAAAATCTACACTGGCATCTGCTCTGACGTCATCGGCTACTTCGCTATCTGTGGCTAACGCAAGTTCTTTTCCAGCAATAAGTGCAGGCGATGAAATGTATTTGACGCTTGCTGATCCGCTTAACAGTGTTAACGAAATTGTGAAGTGTACTGGAGTGTCGGGTACTACGTTCACCGTTGTCCGAGGACATGAAAGCACAACTGCTGTGTCGTGGACTGCTGGATCGCACGTACAGCTGCGAATTACTGCAGGACTAATAACAAATCTGCTCAGTGATAGAGCAACAACGACTTCAGTTAACAATCTTTCAACAGTATACGACCCCATTGGTACTTCGGTAGCCATGGCAATCGCATTAGGAGGCTAACCAATGGCGAATACATTTAAGAATGCAGGCGTGGCAATCGGTACTTCTCGTACTACGCTGTACACCGCACCAGCGGCAACTCAGTCCGTAATACATGCTTTGTACATCTCGAACATTGACGGCGTGAACGATGCTGATGTCACAGTCGAAGTTACCATAGACGGCGGCACAACTTATCGACACATTTGTAAGACTGTCCCAGTACCATCGGACTCTACTTTAGTTCTCGATAAGCCGATTAACCTGGAAGCGGGTGACATTCTCGGACTCACAGCATCGGTTGCTGGTGACTTAGAAGTGTTCGCAAGCATTCTTGAGATCGCATAGGAGCATTAGATGAGTTACATAGGTCATGTTGATGGTTTTTCATCAGTCCAATCGGCACTAGCAAAGTACAAGTTTGTAGCCACAAACAACCAGACTACATTTACTGGCTCTGATGCTAACGGGAATACCCTAGCTTACATAGCGTCTAATATTATTGTTACCTTAAACGGCATTGTATTAGACGAGACTGACTTTACAGCGACTAACCAAACCAGCTTAGTGTTAACAACAGGTGCTGCTACAGGCAGTGAAGTAGTTATCTTAACCTTCAATGATTTTGTAATTGCTAACCACTACACCCAAGCCCAGAGTAATTCTTTATACAAGTCAATCTCAGCAGCAGAAGGTGGTCCAAGTTTAGGCACTAACTCAATCATCAGAACTAATGCGAACACCATCAGTGAGAACATCACAATACCCGCCAATACTAATGGTATGTCAGCAGGGCCAATTACGATTGCAGATGGGAACACAATAATTCTAAATGGCACTTGGAGTATCGTATGAGTACGCTAACGCTTAAAGAACTCTCCGCACCTACGGGCGAAGTAATCAAAATCGCCAGTGGTAAAACACTTGATTTGAATAGCCAAGGGACGCTGATACTTCCTACTGTACCCTCCGCTAAAATGCCTACGGGTAGTGTGTTGCAGGTACTTCAGGCAAGCAGCGACACCCAACTTACTACAAGTAATACTGGAATGACAGATACAGGACATTCCATAACGATAACCCCTAGATCTACAGCATCAAAAGTCCTAGCTACATGTAGTTTTAATGCACAACTAACAAACAGCAACGGCCTACAATATGTGCTTTACAGGGGTAGTACGCAAATAGGTGATATAGGTATTGCGTATCAATCTGGCGCAACCAATACCCACTTCCCTGTAACACAAAGTGTACTAGACTCCCCCTCTTCAGCTTCAGCAGTAGTTTATAAGCTATATATTCGTGCTAACGGGAGCGGTTCTGTAAGGCTTGCAGCCGATTGGGGCCATGTACTAATGACAGCAATGGAGATACAAGGATGACATCTAAACTAAAAACAGACGTACTTGAGACTGTCTCTGGCAGTGGCACGATTGCATTGACCAACCAGTTGAGCGGTATGACGGGTGCTAGTATGCCTAGTGGTAGTGTGTTGCAGGTTGTAAGCTACCTTACATCTACACAGGTTGCACAAACAGGGTCAACTACTGACCAAATACTTAATAGTATGACTAAAACTGTAACAGCTATAGGCGCTAACAGTAAATTCTTAGTGCAAGTCAGGTGGTTTGGCGAAGCTAAAGATATGTGGGATAACTGTTTTAATATCCATCTCAATGGAACAAGAGTTAATAGCAGTGGTGGTAGGGGACATTCGCTCTCTAGTGGCACACAGTCCTATGGAGCCACTGTAGATGATGCATCTACTCCTGAGCCTATGAGCTTCAGTACGTTAGTTACAACCACTGCTGGAGTTGGTTCATCCCTTGTGTTTAGTCTCGTATTTGATAGCTCTAATACCTATGTAATTTATAGCAACAGGACATTCTCTACAGGTCAAACTAACTATGAGCAAGGCACATCAGAAATAATCATCACAGAAATCAAAGGATAACATCACATGACAGATAAAGTAGCAGCACTACAAGCACTAACTCCAGCAGCCCAATGGGTCTTACGTGGAGACGAATTAGAATGGCTTGACACAGAACAAACTCAACCAACTG